CAGGCGGTGGGGGTGGCTACAACAATAGCACAGGTGGTAGTGGAACTTCAGGTCAAGGTTATGCTGGTGCTACACAATCAGGCGCAAGCACTCCTTATTACGGAGGTGGAGGCGGCGGTGGTGCTGGCGGTGCTGATTATAGCGGTACATCAAGTGTTGGCGGTAACGGTGGTATAGGTGCGGCTTCTGCAATTAGCGGAACTAGCACTTATTACGCTGGTGGTGGTGGTGGCTCAACTTACAATGGTGGAACTGTAGGTCTTGGCGGAAATGGCGGTGGTGGAAATGCTGGTACTTCAGGCGGTGGAAATGGAAATGCCGCTACTGCAAATACTGGCGGAGGCGGAGGTGCGGCTTCATCTAATCCTACGACATTTACCCAAACTGGTGGTGCTGGTGGCTCAGGAATATTTGTTATTTCTTACGCTGGTTCTCAGCGTGGTTCAGGCGGAACAGTAACTTCTGCTTCAGGATACACTATTCATACATTTACATCTTCTGGTACATACACGGCATAATCATGGCTGATAATCACATTGAACGCATCGCTGTCTTAGAGACGAAAGTAGACGACCTTCAGGATAACCACGAAGAACTGCTTAAACTAATGCACGAAATCAAAGATGAAATGACTCGCTATAAAGGCTTTTTAGGCGGTATAGCGTTCATTGCTTCTGGTATTGGTATCTTCCTAACACTTTTCAAAGACTGGCTTCTAAAGCACCTATAAAGGACTCAAAATGAAAGCAACTAAGAAACAACAAGCTAAAATCGGCAAAGTAATGCACGAATTCAAAGTCGGTACACTCAATACAGGCTCTAAGAAGGGTCCTATTGTTAAGTCTAAGAAACAGGCTATTGCCATTGCTTTAAGTCAAGCTGGTGTGTCCAAAAAGAAGAAAAAGTAATTGACTTTTATCTAAAACTATGTTAGGATAGCGTTATGGCTACTTATGTTTCGTGCGTTAATTCCGTATTACGCAGACTTCGTGAAACCGAAGTTACTTCTGTTCAAGATAACTCCTATTCTAAGCTAATCGGAGATTTTGTCAATGATGCTAAAAACATTGTTGAGTCTTCTTATACTTGGAATTGTTTATCAGATACTTTAACTGCAGATACTACTGCAGATGTGTTTAGTTATGTATTGACTGGCTCTGGTCAGCGATTCCGTGTTATTGATGTTATCAACGACACCACAAACCAAGAAGTTCGTAATGCTGAGACTACTTGGATGGATAAGCAGTTCTTAATTGCTAATCCTCAAAAAGCATCACCAATGTACTATAACTTTAACGGTACAAACGATAACGGTGATACTTTAGTTGATTTGTATCCTATTCCTGATGCTGCTTACAGTATTCGTTTCAACTTAATCATTCCACAAGTAGAACTGTCAAGCGATGCTACAGTTCTTAAAGTGCCTTCAGAGCCTGTTATTTTCTTAGCCTATGCCAAAGCATTAGCTGAGCGTGGTGAAGACGGTGGACTAGGCTCTAATGAAGCCTATGCACTATTCCAGAAGAGTTTGTCTGACGCTATTGCGTTGGAATCAACTCGTTATCTTGAAGAATCTGCTTGGGTTCCAGTTTAATGGCTGAACAGTTTACAAACGGTTCGATTGCAGCTCCGGGCTTTTCTGGGTTAAACACTCAGGACAGCTCTGTTCAGCTTTCCAGCGGATACGCACTCAAAGCAGACAACTGCGTTATTGACCGTTACGGTCGTATCGGTGCTCGTAAAGGTTGGGAGAAAGTAAATTCCTCTGCAGCTTCTACTGGAGCATTTAGAACAATATTTGAATTTGTAAAAGCAGATGGTAATGTTGTATTAAGCGCAGCTAATAATAAAATCTATTCAGGCACAAGTACTTTAACTGAAGAAAAGATTTACAATACTCACTTTCATACGGGGACATACTCCCAATCTGGGACTACTGTTACTGTGAGTATTACCAGCCATAGTTATACTGTTGGTCAAGTTCTATATCTGAGTATTTCTTCAGGTACACTACCTACTGGTTATTATACTGTAGCGACAGTTATTAACGGAAATAGTTTTACTGTGACTGCAGCAGCATCGGCAACAACAAGTGGAAATATTGCTGGTGCTATTGATGTTTTAACAACATACACCATTAGTTCAGATAACTGGCAAATAGTTGGTATGCCTTATGGAACTGGTCCTACAGCTTCAGCTCATGCTATTTTAGCTCAAAAAGACCATCCTATTCTGGTTTACCATAAACTTGGTACATCATCTCATACACACCAAGATGGTTATGGATTACAGCAGTTAGGGAGTATTGGAAATGTCCCAACAGCCCATACTGTTACCAGTTTTAAGCCTAATTGTGCTTTATCTGCTTATGGTCGTCTCTGGGTAGGCGGTCAAGTAGATGACCCACAAACTGTATACTTTAGTGACTTACAGAATCCTGCTGAATGGCAGACAGGTACTTCTGGTTACTTAGACATCAGTGCTGTTATTCCTACTGGCGACCCAATCACAGCATTGGCTCAGTACAATAACTTCCTAATCATCTTTTGCCGTCGTAATATTGTTGTTTATAGCGGTGCTGACGACCCTTCAACAATGAAACTTTCTGACATCATTACTGGTGTTGGTTGTATTGCTCGTGACTCTGTTCAGTCTGTCGGTGGTACAGATATTCTGTTCTTATCAGAGACTGGTATTCAGTCATTGATGCGTGTTATTCAAGAGAAGTCATTACCATTCCGTGATGTGTCTAAGAATGTTCGTGATACCTTGATGAGCGATGTTGTCGGTGAAGATGAAGACGACATCAAAGCTATTTACTACGCTGCCGATGCTTTTTATCTATTAGCTCTACCAAGCACTAATAATACCTATTGCTTTGATACTCGTGGTGCGTTAGAGAACGGAGCATCCAGAGCTACTATCTGGAGAGACATCAACCCAACAGCTTTCTGTGTGTTAGCTAACAGAGACTTATATATGGGTCAAGAAGGCTACATTGGTAAGTACTACAACTACGATGATAATGGCTCATCTTATCGTATGGCTTATTATACCAATTACTTTGATATGGGTAATCCTACAGCATTAAAGATTCTCAAGAAAGTAAACATTGTTAGTATCGGTGGCTCAGAACAAGCCTTAATTATGAAATGGGGATATGACTACACTGATAACTATAAGTCAGGTACTGTTGTTTTAGACATTCAAGAAGTATCTGAATATGGTATTGCTGAATACAACATTGCTACATTTAATAACGGTATTGTATTAGATACAGCTCAGATGCAAACAAGCGGTACTGGTAAAGTGGTTCAACTTGGTTTTGAATCAGACATTGATGGTTCACCTCTATCTGTGCAGAAGATTGACTTCAGCATCAAGATGGGTAAGAATATTTAATAGGAGTTATAAGTGAGTAACTACACAAAAGCAACCAATTTTGCTACTAAAGATAGCCTATCAACAGGTAATCCAAGTAAGATTGTTAAAGGTACAGAGATTGATACCGAGTTCAACGCTATCTCTTCTGCTATTGCATCTAAAGCAGACTTAGCTAGTCCTACCTTCACAGGAACTCCTGCAGCTCCTACAGCGACTACAGGTTCTAATACAACTCAGTTAGCCAATACTGCGTATGTTAAACAAGAGCTTGCTACTATCGGTAAGACTGTTATTCAGACTGTTGTTGGTACTGCTGGAGCAGCTTATACGACTTCTAGCAGTTATACCTCTACTGGCATGACTGCAACAATTACTCCTACTTCTACAGATAGTAAGATTCTTATTCTTGCTCATGCAATGTTATGGCAAACAAATGCGTATGCTGGTGGAACGAATGGTTGGGTTGCTCTTTATAAGAATGGTTCTAATGTCGTTAGCGGTTCTAATTGGTCTATTGTTAATGACTCAGGCACCTCTTACGGTGCGTATGCTATTAGTCATTTAGATTCTCCTGCAAGCACAAGCGCATTAACCTATGCTATTTATTTTAAAACTAACGGTGGCGATATTGCACACAATAGTGATGGTAATGCTGGTTCAATCATTCTGATGGAGATTCTATAATGTCTATGCCTATCGGCTATCCTCAAGCTATCCGTTCATTAGCTCCTACAGCAGAATGGACAATGACGGATATTACTAATTATTCTACTCTTCAATGGTTTTCTCCTGAAGTTCCACAACCAACCGAAGCACAAGTTCAAGCTGAGGTAGGTCGTTTAAGAGACGCAGAGCCGTTAAAGCTATGTTCTGACCAAACTAAAGTTTTATTAGCGGATTCTGATTGGGCTGTTCTTCCAGATGTGAATATCAGCAATAAAGCAGAGTTTGAAGCATATCGTGCTCAGTTGCGTACATTGATGTTTAATCCTGTACAGTTTCCTGATTTCCCGGCAGAGCCACAACCGATTTGGATTTAAGTACTAAGGTTCCAGTTCTGGAGCGTCCTGAATATACAATGTATTTAGAGACACATCAGAAATATAACTGGTTTCATACAGATGTCCGTAAATGGACCCCAGAGATTAAAAA